TCATGCGGATTTCGGCACATGGAGGCGGACATCGGCGACCGGCACGTTGCGCTGCTTCAGGTACGTCTCCGTCATCTTTTCGTCGGTGTGCGCGGCCGCGATCTGCAGCGCCTTCACGTCGTAGCCGGCGCGCTCGCCGTCGGTCAGCGCCTTCGCTCGAATGTCCTTCACCGTGTAGCGAAACTCGGTTAGTCCCGCGCGGTCAGCTGCGGTCTTCCACGCCTTCAGGACCGTATTCGCCGCGTACCGCTTTCCCTTTCTCGTATGGATGACCGGCATGTCGCCGATCGACGGGCGCCCGTCGATCTCGCGAATGCGCGCCAGGACCGCGTCGATCTCGGGCGTGATCTTGAAGTCGACGCGCACGCCGCTCGAGTCTTCTGTCTTGCTCGGGATGAAGTGGATCACGCCGGCCGGCCGGTCGACGTCGGACCATTTCAGATTGCGGATCTCGGTCGAGCGCTGCGCGGTCAGGTAGCAGAGGTCGATGAAGCACTGCATCATCGGCCCGGTCGGAACGTCGGCCGTGATCGTTTGGCCGTTGCGTTCGTACGTCACCTCGAGCATGGCGGCGCGGATGGCGGCGAAGTGCGCGTCCGTGATGTAGGTCTGCCGGGGCTTCGGCTTCTTGAGCTTCACCTCGCGGCATGGGTTCGTGTCGCGCTTCGACTTCTCAATGCACCACTGGAAGAAGCCCGAGAGGAAGGCGCGCATCACCCGCTGCATGGGGAGCTTCCCCGCGTACTTCACCTTCAGCCAGTTGTTCACGTGGGCCGGCTTGACGTCGGCGACATTAACCTTGCGGAAGCCGTTGCCGGCATAGTCGCCGTACTTCGGCCAGGCCTTCTCTTTGTGCAGGTGCTTGTTCTCGCGCACATACTGATCGATCAGCGGGCGCATGTCGCCGGCGCCGTCGGGCCGCGCACGCTTCTTCCGCTCCTCGGCGAGTCGCTCAACCAGCTTGGTTTCGTCGTCGGTGAGCGAGCAGAGTCGGATCCAGCGGCCCGATATCGGTTCGCTCCAGTACCAGGCACCGTGCTTGGCATAGACGCGTGGATACCGGGCTTTCTGTCGTTCTTGTGCCATCAGTCAAAGCAAAGTTCTACGGACGCCGCCGGCACACCGCCCGCGGGCGCGGTCCCGTTCCGGCGCGCCATCAGCGCGTCGAATTGCGTCCACGTCATGACCAGGCTGCCATCGGCGCAGCGCACGACGTCGATGTCGAAATTGGTCTTGAACCACTCGGCCTGCTTCGAGTGGCGCTTCAGGCCGGTGATCCGGACGAGCTCGGCCGCATCCATCAGGCGCTCGGTCATGGTTCGATCCTCCGAAATTCGATAGCCCATACCCATGGGTTTGCATCCCAGCCGTGGCCGCGCGCGGCGTTGAGGCTGTCCCACAGCTGCCGGAACTGCGCGACGGTGCCATCGATCGGATCGATGCGGACGGCGGCGCGCCGCGGATCCTTGATGCCCTCCGCGATCGCGTCGTCCCAGCTGATGGTCTGCAGGCGCTCGGCGCGCACGCGCGTGATTTCCAGCGTTATGCGCGACGCCCAGCGAGGCATGTGGATGGACGGTGTCCAGCCACGCGATTCTTTGGCGTCGAGCGCCTGGAACGTGTCGAGGTCGATGTCGACTTCAGCGCGGCCATCGTCGGCCTGGTAGGCGATGCCGGCGTAGCGCCGCGTCGGGCGCGCACCTTCGAAAGTTTCGGTGCCGATGCGGCGCACCTCGTGCGTCTCGCGCACCCACAGGCGGTCGCCGGCGTCGCCATGCGGGCAGACGTAGCAGTCGCCGGTACGCGTGTGCCAGATCGCGGCCAGTTCCGGCGCGGGCGTCCCGCCGGCATACTTCACAGAGCCGCCGCCGGCCGTCGTCGGTTCCCACCCACCAAGCGGGTTGTTGTGCGGCAGTTTGATGATGCGGCGCGTCTGCGTCTTCCGGCCTTCGAGGATGGCGCGCACCATCGCGCCGCTGAATAGGATCGGGCGTTCTTTCATGCTGGGACCTCGAACAAGGCGAGCTGCGCCGGCGCAGCAGCACGACGCGGCAAGGTGGCGCGGAGCCGCTGGCGGCATGCGATGTGCGGCGGAACGTGACCGGGCAGCAGGCTCAGATGGCCGAAATTCATGCCTGGACGAAACACCGACACGTGCACGAACGCAAACTTCGGTTCGATACGGCACAGCTCGGGCTGCCATTCGGGCATGCTCGTGCGCCAGTACTTCGTCAGGCGATCGCGCTCGGCGAGCTTGTCGATAGGCGCGCGGTAGTCGCGGCGCTGGGCTCGAACCAACTCGATGCGGGCGGCCGCCTCGAACATGGATTCGCCGGGAAGCAGCATCTGTGCGGTGACAAGCTGCTTCATCGCCGCACCATCATGCAAAGGTCGGCGCGGCGTCGGATCTCGTCGTCGTAGCCGTTGAGGGTGCCGGACATGACGTCGTATGTGCGACGGCCGGCGGGGATTCCGACGTACTTTTCCGGTTGCGAGCCTGCCGGTGCTTCGCCGGCGATGCGATAGTTGCAATCGCGCACACGTAGCGAGCGCACGCGCGCGACCGTGCCGTCGTCGGCCATCTGCTCGAGCACGGGCCGCAGTGCGGCGGCCACCGTGCCGAAGCGCTTGGCAAGGTCAGACGGCGAGTAGACCTCGCCATGGGTCATAGCGGCGAGGACCTGGTGAGCTTCGGGGCTGCGGGCGGCGCGCGTCATGATGCCTCTCCTGCGCGGGCGGCGGCACGGTCGATCTTCTCGACCTCGGCGAGGATCAGCGCACCGGCCTTCACAAGGTCTCGGCGCGGGGTTGTCGGCTTGTACCAGTGCCAGTCCCACGGCCAGATATTCCCGCACGAAAATCCGGCTGCGCTCATTGCGTAGCTGGCGGCGGCGAGAGCCATCTCTGAGCCCGTATGCGCGTCGTCATGCTTCGCCGTCCAGCCCTCAGCCTCCACCTGCCGACGGCGTTCGGCGAGCACGTCGCGCGCGGCATCCGTCACCTCGGCGCGCGGCACCGGCAGAGGTGTTGTAAGAAGGGCGCGGAGCGCTTCTGCATCTGAATCTCGATCAGACATGTCCGCGTAGTCGATGGCCCGTTGGATCGCCTCGCGCTGCTCGTCCGTCAGCCCGACCCGAGCGTCTGCCTGCGCGGGTTGCTGCGCTGCCGTTTCGCTCGCTTGTTCGGGAGCGGGGCTCCCACGTTGGCAAAGGATCTCGCTCGGCGTGCCGTTAACTATTTCGGACAGCACTCGTGCCTCGGATGCTGATCTTTTTTCTTGCCCGCTCTCCATTTGGTTGAGCGGGCCTTTTTCGTTGTCGGTGGTCATGGTGTGGTCCTCAGAAGGTCTTTGTGAGATTGCGATCGATGGCCTTCCCAAGAGATCTCAGGAGGTTCGCGACCCGGGCGCGATCGTGATGGCTCGCAGTTGCCTGCCGCAGCAGGCCGAAATACGAATTGGCGACTGGCATCAGGTCGTGCGTTGGCGTTTCAGTGACTCGTCGCAGCGCTTCATTACGCGTGCGTTTGCGGGTCTCTCGGCGCCATGGCTTGATGACCTGTCCGACGAAGTCGACGCCGCGGTCGATTGGCTGCAAGATCGTCTTGCGCGGATTGATTCGCGCGCCGAGCCGGGCGGGCAGGAATGCCGTCACGTCGGCGAGGATCTCGTTCAGTCTCGCCGGCGATTCGTGTAGGAACACGAAGTCGTCGACGTAGCGGATGTAGTGCCTTGCGCCGAGCACATGCTTCGCGCGCTGGTCGAGCACGTCGAGGTAGACGTTCGCGAAGAACTGGCTCGACAGGTTGCCGATCGGCAGGCCGAGGTGCGACGGCTGCTCGACCAGGCGCTTGTGCAGCGGCACGCGCTCGAGCAGCGCGGGATCGCCGCGGTAGATATAGTCGGTGCGCGGGTCGTGCATGAGCACGAGCTCGGTCAGCGCGCGCCAGAATGGCTCGCGGATCTTCGGGAGCAGCAGATCGAGCAGAACCGGCTTGTCGATGCTGACGAAGAAGTTCGCGAGATCGCACTTCAGGTAGTACGCCGGCCGCGACCAGTTCTGCGTGATCGAGCGGATCTTCGATTCGAGGCGCTCGGCAGCGCGCAGCGTGCCGCGCCCCTTGATGCATGCGAACGTGTCAGCGATGAATGCGCGCTCGAAACGCGGGCCGATGTGGTTGTACAGCAGGTGGTGCACGACACGGTCGCGGAACTCCGCCGCCCAAACCTCGCGCGGCTTCGGTCGCGTGATGACGAAGCAGATCGAGCGTCCGGGATGATAGGTGCCATCGGCCAGCTCGTCGTACAGGCGGCGCAGGTTGTGCTCGAGGTCGACCTCGAACGCGAGCGCCGCCGGGGTGTTGCGCTTCGTGCGCCGGCAGTCGAGGTAGGCCTCGACCAGCTCGGCGAACGCGAATCCATCATTCCAATCTGCGGACGGCCCGGGCGCGCAGCTTGTTGTTCTGTTGGTTGTTGTTCTGGTTGCCGTTGTTGAAGTTCTGATACCAGGCCCAGCCGGAGAAATCGTGCTATCTACGTCGCCCGGCCGATTGCTCAGCCGAGAAACTGCGCTGGACGCCGCCGCACGCTGGCGGCGCGTTTCCTCATTGCGCATGGCGGTGCCCTTGTGGGGCAGCGGCACGACCAGATTGAAAGATCGCTCAGCCATGGAAGCCATGACCTCCCTGGAGCGGGCGATTACCTGCGGACTTCTTCCAAGCGTTGGCCTGCTTCCCGATGCTCGTCGTCAGCTCGACAGCGCGCGCGTACGCGCCCTTGTCGACCTTTCGCTTGTTGAAGCCGAGCCGCAGCAGCAGGTTGATCACCTGCAGCCGCTCGATGAGTTCGCCGAGGTGCGGCGACTTGTCGGCCGCCACGTTCGCGCGATACACCAGCACGATGATCTCGATGCACTCGGTGCTGATCTTCTCGCCGACCGACCGCTTGAAGTCCCGCTGCATGTTCGTAACGACGTCTGTCACGACATCCAGCAGGCCTTCGGCGGCGCGGTAAATCGGAAGTTGGGTATGCAGGGCCACGATGGTCTAAATGGTCAAATTACTGAAGGAATGAATCTGCGGACGGCCCGGGCGCGCAGCTTGAAGGCCTGAGGGTCGTAGTCCTGGTTGCCGTAGTAGAAGTCCTGACACCAGGCCCAGCCGGATTCCTCTTCGTGCTGCTCGCCTGACCAGTACCAGGCCGATTCGAACTCGCCCTGCAGGTTCGTAAAGAGCAGCGACTGCTCGCGGCGCGAGGGGAGTTCGCCACCTTGCTGCTCGGCCCATTCGCGCGCCTGGTCCCACGTCATGCTCTCGGCTTCGCCGGGCAGCAGGATCAGGTAGTGGCTCAGCGCGCCGTCCTCGTCGAGGATCGGGCCGGCGCAGCGCTCGCCGGCGGCGAGCGGGATCGTGACCGCGTCGACGCGATACTCGGTCGCGCGCGGCTGCTTCTTGAACTCCTCGATCAGGGCTCCGATGCGCGTGTGCTCGGCCTGAATCGATTCAAGCGTGATCGTCATTGCGACGCTCCGTTGTGAATGGATGAAGGGTTAAATCGGCAATCTGCGGACGGCCCGGGCGCGCAGCTTGGTGCCCTGTAGGTTGCTGAGCTGGCTGCCGTGGTTGAAGTTCTGATACCAGGCCCAGCGATCACCATCGGCTTCATTGCTCCAGTACCAGTCGCGCTCGAATGCATCGCGGCAATTCGCGAACAGAAGCGCCTGCTCGACGCGCGTCGGCAGGTCGCCGCCGATGCTCTTCGCCCACTCGAGCTGATCCTTCCATGACGCCGCAGCGCTGTCGCCCGGCAGGAGGATCACGTGATGGAAGTCGCCGTTCTTGTCGCCGATCGCGCCGACGTAGATCTCACCCTCGGCGAGTGGCGGAATTTGCAGCTGTTGCATGGCTGATCCTTGAATGGATGAATGGATTAATTTTTGAATCTGCGGACGGCCCGGGCGCGCAGCTTGCTGCTCTGGCGGCCGTAGCTCTGGCCGCCGTTGAGGAAGGGCTGATACCAGGCCCAGCCGGAGTAGCCCGGATCGGTGTCGGGCGTGTTCGACCAGTACGCAGCCTGTTCGAACTGGTCGCGGTGCTGTTCGTACGCGATCACGAGCTCGGTGCGCGTCGGCAGGTCACCGCCGCGCGACTTGGCCCATTCCATCTGCGCTTGCCACGTCGCGCGATCGTTCTGGCCGGGCAGCAGGACGGTATGCACGACGTCGCCATGCGCATCGACGATGCCGCACAGGTAGATCTCGCCTTCGGCGAGGGAGGGAAGCTGGATCTGCATGATTTCTCCTGGTTGTACTCGAATCGACCAACTACATCGGTGGGCGCTCGGCTAGCATGTGGCAGCTGGTTGCATGAAAGCGCCGCGCTGCAGAACCTGTGGCGTTGTGACGGCGCTCACCCGTCACACCGAGCACCCACCGTTGAAGCCGGTGGCGCGGCGGCGCGCGGCCGCCGCGTAGGGAGGCTTACTCGCCGGCGAACGGCGTGCCGAAGAAGAACGGATTCCCGGTCTTTTCCTTGATCGTGTTGACGATGGTCGTGGCGGCCGCCTCGAGCACCTTGTCGGCGCGGATCAGCTCGAACCAGAACGCGAGCTTGCCGTCGCGCACGCGGTAGCGCAGGCGCGCGTCGATCTGGTAGGCGTCGCCGTTCCAGAACACCGGCACGCCGATCGCGAAGCGCTCGAACACGGACATCTTCTGCAGCGTCTGCGCGTCGTCGTCCTGGACGAACGACAGGTTGACGCCGCCGTTCGACAGACGGACCGCGCTCTTGAACCGCATGTCCTGTGTCGCTTCGAACGACAGGGCCATTTCGAGCATCGCCGAGCCGCTCGGCAGCCCGGCACCGTCCGGGCTCGCAATGTCCTTCAGGTTGTCCTCGATGAACGCAGCGAATTCCGTCTGGCTCATCTGCTTCCGATTGACGCCCGTCCAGCGGCGCCACTCCTCGCTGAACTCCGGCGAGAACAGCGCGCGGTGATCGCGCCAGGCCGGCGCATTCTCGTCCGCGCCGTGGTCGTTGATGATCCCCGTGAACGAGATCTTGCCCTCCACGTAGTTGGCGAGGCACCAGATCGTGCAGTCGGTCAGCGAGCCGTGACGCTTCACGTATTCGATGAAGCTGTCGACGTCGCGCACGCGCACCTGGGCGATCTTGCGCAGCGGTTTCGGCAGCAGCTTCGATTCATCCTTCTCGACGAACTGCCAGTCCGGCGGAAGTGCGAGACGGCGCACCGCGGCCGAGGTGTTCGAGCCGATTTCGATCGGCTGCTTCATTTCGCGCGCGAGCGTCTCGGCGAGGTTCTGATTGAGGTCGTCCATGGTTTCTGCAGAGTCCTTGGTGGAGGGATGGGGTTATGCCGTCTTGAGCGCGGACGGCGGCGCATCCGAAGCGCCGTCGACGCGCTTCAGGTCGAGCTTCTGTTGGCGGGGATCGTCCGCGATGAGGTTGCCCTCGGGCGTCGCGAACAGCATTGCTTCCATCGGTTCCTCGGCCGGCTTCTTCAACGTGACCTTGGCGCCGATATGCATGGCGCCGCCGCGCGTTGCTTTCTTGACGGCGATCGTGATGGTCATCGTGCCGGCCTTGCCGCTGGCGTCGACGGCGTTCACCAGCTCCGCGAGCTTGTCGCTTGCCTGGTCGATGAAGATGCCGCCACCGATGTGGCGCAGCGTGTCGGTGATAGGTCTGACGCTCATGAGATCTCCGTAGGTGAGGGTGGGTCAGTCGTTGTCGTTGGCGGCGCGAGATTTCGCGTCGCGGATGGGATAGAACGGGGCGGCGGCCGCTTCACGCGCCTCGCGCTCGGCACGCGCTTCCGCGCCAAGCGCGAGGCAGCGGCGGATCAGCGGGTTCGTGATCGCATCGACAGCGGAGCCGCGGCAGCGCTGCAAGCGAAACTCGCGCGCGATCATGGCGTCGGTGACGGGAAGCGGGCCGGGCATGATCAGCGTCTCCGCGCGGCAGCGCGCAGGCGCGCTTTGAGCATGGCGAAGGCCTGGCGGCGCGTGATGCTGCCGTTCGCGAGGTCTTCGATGATTTGCCAGAGGGTCGGCAGCATGGTCAGTGCACCTCGCCACTTTTGATATACGCGTCGGTCGCGCCCATCAATTCGAGGAGACGGTCACCGTTTGCCCCGGCAACGTCGACCAGCGAAATGCTGTTGCCGAAATCGTCGACGAGGATGGTCTGAAGGACGAACAACTGCCCGCGTGAACCAAAGGAGAGGACCATGTCAGATGCTCCTCGCGGCCGTGACGACGCGCGCGGCCGGCATCGTGTCCTCGTCCCACTGCTGCACTGTGGCGAGCAACACGATGGCGGCACCGAGCGCGACGACGGAGCTGGCGATGTAGAGAAGGAAGCCCTTCATGCCCACACTCCCATCAGTCGCTCGAGCGGTGGCGCGATGGCGCCGGCGAGCATGTAGAGGGCCGCGAGCACAGCGAGCGGGAGCCAGTCGATGCGCTTCATCAGTGCGTCTCCCGGCGGCCAAAACCGATATCGGGAAGCGTCCAGCCTTCGTGTGAGGCGCGCTTAAGCAACGCCTTGATGCCGACGGCGATATCGCTTTCGAGCGCGGATACGGCCTCGGCACTGATACCGCGAACGCGCAGCTCGCGCAGGACATCAAGGCTGGCTTTGGAAGCGATGTACGACCCGAGCAACTCGACATGGTCGAGTTGCTCCACGAGTTCGCCCAGCTGCTCGGGAGTGTGATGGGTGGTGAATTCAGCCATTACGCCACCGCCTCGATCGCGTGATAGACGTCGAGCGCTTCGGCCGCGATCACGGCGTCGCGGGTGAAGTAATACGTCGCGAGGTGCACGGCGTTGTCCCACCGGAGCTTGCGCGCTTTGCGCTCGCGTTTCTCCTGCGCGCGCGTGATTGCAGCGTGGTCCGCCTGAGTGCGTGGCTTTTTCAGCCGCGGCGTCCTGCCGAACATTTTGTTGAACATGGAGGTCTGCCTCGCTCGTGGTGTGATGTGAGCGATATTAGGCGAACCTAAGATATGCGGCAAGAATTATTTTAGGGCGACCTAAAATTCAAGGCGAAAAAATGCCCGCTCGAGGCGGGCATGATGTAGGCTGGCGCCGCCTTTCAACCGGGAGAAACGAAGCCTCGGATGATCCAGGCGGTTGCTTTGGCTGCGCCCCATCCGATCGCTCCTGAGATGATCCACAGGAAGGCGATTTCCGATCGGCCGTTTGCGAATGCGGTGAGTGCGGCGACGCACATCAGGGCGGCCCAAATCCAGCCGATGCCCATGATGGCCTGCGCCACGCGCCGAAAGCCCTCGCGCCCGTTCATCGCGCGATCTGCAGGTCGTACAGCTGGTTGTCGTCGGTCAGACATGTGCCCGCGCCGGATTGGCTCCAGCCGCTGAAACTGAACACGCACCGGAGGTTATGGCCGTCGGCCGACTGCGCGAGCACGTTGCCGTTCCCCGTGGCACTGACGCCGATTGCATTGCCGGTTGCGACTTGGCCGCCGCTGAACGCGGTCCCGAGCGTGAATGAGCCGCCTTGGATATAGGCATAGTGGCCGTTGAACGTGCGATCGTCGATGGTGACAGCGACGGACTTGTCGATCTGCTTCGCAGTCCCATGAGCCATTTTTCCCGGCCCGCGCGGCATCAGTGAAAGGTCGTATGTTGCGCAGCCCTGTAGCGCGAGGATGAAAGCTGCCCCCGCAACCAGCTTTATTCGCATGGTGGTCCCGTGTGGTCAATTATCGGTCAGCTGCACGAGCTGCTGGCCGAGGATGAAAATCGGCTCGAGGAGGCAGATCGCATTGTCTCCATCCGCTCCGACGACACCAAATCGTGTTTCGCCGTCTGAGCATACGTTGACAAAGAGATGCGCTTCAACGTCGAACCCCGAGCGTCCCCGTTCGATCGGCAGTTGGGCGCCTCGCGTTTTCCGCCGCTTCTCGTTCCGGTACGCCTCCATCTCAAAAACGTTATCAGGTATCTCTGGTGCCGGTTTTTCCGCGTGTTGAATCTCGTCGGCCATGGCCGCCCCGGGTTTTTATCCGCTGATTTTCAATACTTGCTCCGTGGGTCTCTGCCCCTTCTCGGAGAAGCTCCCGCAGCAGAAAAAATCGGTGTGGGGTGAGGCGGTCTTTGTCGATCGCCGCCTTCAATTCCGCGATGAATTCGTCTAGCTGCTCATTAGGTACTTTCCCGCATGCACTCGAAGCCAAGGAACTAAGGTAAACCCTCGATTTTCTGTCCATATCCGCCAAAGCCTCGCCATTTTCCGTCGCGAAGCCCTTGACAGTTTCATCTGATGAATCAATTTCGTCAGAAACACCACGTGGCGGCTGGTTCAGGAGCACCCATTCTGGTCGCACGCGCAACAGTCGACAGACCTTGAAAAGGTTGTTCGCGGTGATGTCCTGCGCCGGCTTGATGTTGGCCGCGCCGATCCACGCCGCGAACGTCGGCGCGCTGACGCCGACTTCCTTGGCGAGCTTGTTCATCGAATAGCCGCTTTTTTCGAAGGCGTCGGCAAGCCTGTTGTTCCACGTATCCATTAGGCAAGGCTAATACAGTTCGTTTTAGGCGAAACTTGCATAAATTCTTTAGGTCGGCCTAAAATGGCATCAGTGAGATACGAGGCGACCAATGGCACATGACGACGACATTCCCGGCATCGATCCCAACGTGGTGATCGACCGACTTGGTGGGACATCAGCCGTCGCGCGCATCTGCGATATCAAGCCGCCGTCAGTGCACGCATGGCGAACAAGCGGTATTCCGAAACCGTGGCTCAAGTTCCTGCGGCTCGCGCACCCGAAGGTTTTTGAAGCCGACTGGCGGCCGGCTGCACCGAACGAACAAGCGGTTGCGTGAAGCATGGTGGGACGCTCCTTTTCCCTTTGTGGGTGGGTGCCTCGCCTGAAAGGGTTGGGGCTGGTCCCGGTCAACCCTAGTCACCCCAAAACGAAAGGGACCGACAGGTGAGGATCATCGTGGACCAATCATGCGTCCCGGTAACCGAACGTGCACGCAAGTCGCACTCGCTTGCGTTGCAGCGGATTTCGGCGAAAGGGCAGAACACCATCGCGACTGAAATCGGCGTTTCACCGCCGACCGTGTCGCGATTCGTATCGGACGACCTTGAACGCGCGTGCCAGGTTCTGGCTGCTGCGGGCCTGAAGGTCGTACCCGTCGAGATGCAGTGTTTTCCGCCACGCAAGGTCGAGATGCTGCTCGAGCTCGCGCGCGATCACCTGTCGCAGCTCAAATCCGTTGATCAACTTTCCTGGGAGGACGCCTGACATGCACATCGCAACTGCATTGGCTATCTGGATCGGCGCCGGCCTTGCCGCGTTCGCTTCGCTGTTTCTGGCGGTGAGGTGATCGGGTTATGGACGCAGACATTCTGTCGCTGGGCATGGCGGCATGCATCGTCGTGTCGATCCTCGTGTGCATGAGGGTGCCTCGATGAGCCTCCACCACGAAAACCTCGCCTGGGAGATCGAGCTTCCGAGCGTGAAGAAGATCGTGCTGCTCGCGATCGCGCGCGCTGCGCACCTGAACAACCGCGAGTGCTGCCCGAGCGTGCAGCATCTGGCGTTCAAGTGCGGGCTGAGCGAAAGCGCCGTGCGCAGCGGCATCGAGGCGCTCGTCGAGCTGGGCCTGCTCGAGGTGATGAAGGTGCCGGGGAAGGGCCGCGTCTACCGGGTGATGCTCGGCGTGGAGCAACCGGCATGAGGCGGCTGCTCTCCTACCAGATCTTCGAGCGCGTGTCGGAGATCGTCGACAACGCCTACCAGTGCGAGTTCGAGAACGAACCGGGCGGCGCGGGCCGCGTGAAGGTGATCATGACCGATCGCACTGTCGAGATCCCGTTCCACGATGCCGACCTATTCGTCGGGATCGACGAGTTTGCGGCGCGGCACCTCCTGCCTGCGCTGTTGCCCGATCTGACCTGCTTGTCGTGCGGCGCATGCGTGCGCGTCGGCGGCCAGCCCTGCGGACACTGACGGAGGTCGCCATGCGCGTCTACATTTCCGGTCCTATGACAGGGTGCGTCGACCATAACCGACCTGCGTTCCGTGTCACGGCGGCGCGCCTGCGCGCGCTCGGTTACGAGGTCGTGAGTCCCGACGAGTTGAACCCCGAAGGCTGCGGCCGCGACTGGCTTGGCTGCATGCGCGTCGACATCAAGCACCTGGTCGATTGCGATGCGATCGCGATGCTGGAGGGCTGGCATAGCTCGCGCGGGGCATGGCTTGAATACGTCATCGCGCTGACGCTCGGGCATGCCGTGTTCCGCGCGGTCGATATCGTCGAAAGGATGGCGGCATGAAGATCGTACATGTCATGCTCGGGAGCGGGGCGCTCGCTGTCCGCTGGTACGATTGCCGTTCCGCGTCACGTGACGCATTTTGCGTGGGAGACCGTTCGAATGAGTGTCAAGATTCTGTCGTGGGCGATCCGCGTGCCCGTCAACGAGCCGATCCAAAAGCTCGTGTTGCTCGCCCTTGCCGACGGTGTAGCGCCCGATTCGCTGAAGATCGCTCTTCACTACAACCAGGCAGAGCCGGGCTGGGACTTTGGCGACGCGCTCAACTGGCTGTTCATGGAGGGGCTTATCAAGGTCGAGGACGAGCGGCTGTACTTCTTTCTCGGCTCTCGGGATGGCTGGGAAGATCGCAGCGGGCACACACTGTAATTGGTAGGTGCGCGCCCTTCATCGATGGAGGGCGCTTGTGAAGCCGTGGACATGGCGTCACGCCATCATCAATTCGGAGCTGCCGCCCACGACCCGGCACGTGCTGCTGACGTTGTCCTGCCACGTGAACGACGCCGGCGAGCCCGCATACCCCTCGACGGCGCTTCTGGCTGCCGAAACAGGCCTGTCCGAGCGCGCGGTCGTTACGCATCTGCGCGATGCCGCTGGGCTCGGCTGGCTCACCGTCGAGAAGCATGGTTACGGCGGCCAACGGTGGGCGCGCAATCAGTACTACCCGCGCTTGCCTGACGGATTCGAGCTCGTTGAGCGCGATGCGAAACGCACTGAAGCAGGTTCAGTGCCTCAAAAAACAGGGCGCAAAACAAAGGCACTGAACGACGTTCAGCAGCCTGTGGATAAAGGCACTGAAGCAGGTTCAGTGCATCAAGAAAAGGCACTGAACGTCGTTCCAGAAGGCACTGAACCTAACGACAGAAAGGCACTGAACGACGTTCAGTCTAATACTGCAGTTAACCCTGCAAAGAAAGCAGCAGCACACGCGTGCGAGAAACCGGCTGCTGCTGCTGCTCAAAAAATAGGCAACGTCAAAACCGACGCCGAGCGCGAACTCGGTGAGCTGCTGATCGCCCTGGAGCGAGAACGCGGTCACGAACTGGTCATCGACCGTGGCCGCGGTCGAACGCACGTCGTTGCCTGGGTCGGGAAGGGCGTGACGCCCGACCAGCTGCGAGCGGCGCATGCGCTCGCCGTGGCGGCGCGCAAGCGCGACAGCGACGAGCGGCCGACGTATGCCGGCTTCGTCTCCACGTTCGTCGACGAAGCGATGGCGCCGGCCGCCGTCGGCCCCGCCGATCCCATGGAATGGCACCTGACGCAGGCCGGTACGGAAGCACGCGGCGCCGAGCTCGGCATCCGCGAGCGCAAGCAAGACGAGGATTGGCGGTACTACCGCGTCCTCGTCGCGCGGGCGGCGCGCGAGCCGCGCGCAATCGAGCACGTGCTCACGGACGCCCAGCGGTTCAATGCCCCCGACCTGTATCAGTTCGCGCGTGCCACGTTCGGCGACGCGCTCATGCCCGTGGACGACTACGCATCATGAGCAAGAACGCACTGCGCTATCCCGAGAGCGCAATTGCCGGCGGCGTGTTCGGCACGGCGCGCGTGCGCGGTGTGGTCGTCGACACGGCGGCGCGCCTGGCGTCTTCCGCTGCCGTCCCGCTCGAGCCGACCATCGCGCGGCTGATTAGCGCCACGCCGGCCGCCGTCGCCGCGACGCCGCTGCAGCGCATGCAGGCGCTCGGCCGGCTGCCGGTCGGCCGCATGAACAAGACCGAGGCCGCATACGCCGAACTGCTCGCCGCGCGCGTGCACGTCGGCGAGATCCTCGAATTCAAGTTCGAGTCGCTGAAGCTGCGGCTCGCGGACCGCACCTGGTACACGCCCGACTTCGCAGTCGTGCTACCGGACGGCGCGCGCGAGATCCACGAGGTGAAGGGGCGGTGGGCCGACGACGCGCGCGTGAAGATCAAGGTCGCGGCCGAACTGTACCCGTACTACCGCTTCATCGCCATACGGCGCGTGAAAGGTGAGTGGGTTCGGGAGGTGTTCTGATGGTCGCCCGATCGAACAAGCGCGAACGCGAGCACATGGGCCGGATCGCCGGCATGGAATGCATCTGCTGCTACCTGCTCGGCCGGAAGCAGCAGAGCAAGACGGACGTGCATCACGTGCGCGTTGGCCACGGTGGCGCACAGCGCGCAGGCGATTTTTGCACGGTGCCTCTGTGTCACGACGACTGCCACCAGGGCAAGAACGGCGTGCACGGCGACCAGACGTATCTGCGCATCCTGAAGGTGACGCAGATCGACCTGCTGAACGCGACGCTCGAGAGGCTCTACGGATGAGGCTGCTCGTGCGCATGGAACTGCAACTGCGGCATCTCGTGTTCGCGAAGCGCGAGCCATACGAGGAATTCGAGTGCGTCGTCGTGCGGCTGCACAAGCCGGTCGTCTACGAACGCGGGCGGCCGTCGTTCATTCACGTGGACGTCGATTTGCCTGAGCGATACGCGGCCCTGAGCAGCCCGCGCCAGCGGAACGCCGACGGCACCTATCGTGTCGAGGCGCTGCTGAAGCACAACCGGAAATCGCTCGCACCGTTTCTCGCGAGTGATGCCTCGACCTTGGACGTCAAAGGAGCGAACTGATGGCACTGATCGCATGCATCGTCTGGCTCACGTGCAACGCTGGCATTGGCCTCCTGTGGATCGCCGGCCAGATCCTCGTGATCCCCGGGCGCGTGATCGTGCGCATCGCCGCGCGGCTCTCGGCTGCGCTGGGTGGCGACTGATGGCCGAACTGCATTCCCTCCCGCTGAACGGCCACGCATCGACGAATCACGACGTCGCGCAGCACCTGCGCGAGCAGGCCGACTGGATCGACGCGGGCGAATACAAGGACGTCCGCAACGTGTTCATGGTGATTGAGACCGCTGACGGCCGTCTCGTTCGGCAGACATGCGGCGCGTCGTGCGATCGCGCGCGTGCCGTTGGAATTCTCACGACCGCGGCGGCGCGTGCCGCGACGGGAGACGAATGACGCCGGGCGATTGTCGGCCGGCGTGCTCAGCAGCAGCAACCAGCATAGGAGCCTTTATGGCCAAGTTCCGCAAGAAGCCCGTCACGATCGACGCAATCACCTTCGATGAACTTGTCGAGCACGGTAAAGCCAGCGGCGCGCCGCTTACGAACGGCATGCCGTGGTCGTTCACCTACAACGGCCACGCAATCACGCACGAGTGCGACGACTGCTACCTGATCCCGACGCTCGAGGGCACGCACCACATGACGCCGGCCGACATGCTGATCACCGGCGTGAAGGGCGAGATCTACCCGTGCAAGCTCGAGATCTTCGAGGCGACCTACGACGCGGCCGCAGCTGCGCAGGCGCCGACCCGCGCGCCGACCGACAACGACATCGAGGCGGCCGCGCGTTTCGATTTCGGCGCCGCACTCGCATGGCTGAAGACTGGCGCCCGCGTCGCGCGCGCTGGCTGGAACGGCAAAGGCCAGTTCGTCTACCTCGTGCCGGCCGCCTCGTATCCGGTGCAGACGGGCGCGGCGAAGGCGCACTTCGGAGAGGGCTCGCTCGTTCCGTACAACGCCTACCTCGCGCTGAAGGGCGTCGACGACACGGTGAGCACGTGGGTGCCGAGCGTGACCGACTGCCTCGCCGAAGACTGGCACGTCGTCAAGTAACTGAACACCCTACGGCGCGGCAACAGCTTGGGGCAGCGGATGCAGCGCGTAAGACCCCGGGCAATTTGAACCAACCGGAGAAAACGGGAATGAAACGTATCGCGATTCTGCTGATGTTGCTGCTGCTCGGCGCATGTGATCCCTACGCGAACAACCTGAGCGGCAATGTGAAGGTCAACACCATCATGGCTGAGAACGGGGTGCCATGTGTCATGGCCGTGGGCGGCGGCCAGGGCGGCCTCGCGCTCTCCTGCGACTGGGGTCATCAGCACCAGCGCGTCCCGAATTAATCGGTGCATCAACCTATCGGAGAACCCGCTTGATGGACCGAATCGACGAACTCTTGCTCGACTGGTACGAATGGAGCCAAGGCTACAACCCCGGTGTCGACTACCAGGCGTTCGACAGCAGCACCGCGCAGTTCCGATCGAGCCGTCAATGGATGGAATACGAGGAGCTGAACGAGGAGGTCGATTGGCAGCTGAAGAAGACCGTCGGCAAGCTCGTCGAGCCGATGATCCAGAAGCTCGATCTCCGCGCGCGCGTCGCGATCAACAGCGCGATGCGCAATTTTTCAGTCGGCGCATCGGTCTGGTCGAGCCCGCGGCTCAGCAATGGCCTCGATGCAGGGGCCGAATACTGGCGCGCGAAGACCATCCTATGCCCGCAGATGATCGCAGCCGGGCTGATTCAGCGCGATGCTTGCAAAGCGCTCGAAAGCGCCCTATGATCCGCATCAGTTGGACAAGTTGCGTCCGCAGAAAGCCCCGCCGGTGAGAGCCGCGCGGGGCTTTTTCATTTCCGCCTTCCGCAAGCCGGCGAGTGCGACAACCCCGGCAGCCTCGGACGTTCTGGAAGTCAGGTCCTCCGCCGGCTGGTCCGGAACTTTGCCTGACGCGGGTCGGGGCACCCTCAACCATTGGAGCACATCATGAGCGATCTGAACGCAGCACCGAGCAGCACCGAACCCGCGGCCGATGTCGCGCCGATGTCGCCCGCCGAACTCGCGGCGCTTCCGGATTGGGTCAAGAACGGCCAGCCGCCCGCGCCGGAGGCTGGCACGGCCGCCGTGGGGGAGACCGCTGCCGCACCTGCGGCGGCCGTACCCAGCGATATTTCCGCTACGACCTTTGTCGCCGCTGCGGCATCGGGCGTGACTCCGGCCGCCGGTGAAACGGGAAACGTCTCTGCCGCTACTGCGGCGCCGACTACCTCGACCCAGCCGACCAGCGATGCATCCGAGCAGGCCGACGCCAGTGCAACGGGCTCGAGCGCAGTCGCTGATGCGCCCGCGATCGTGCAAGAAGGTACCGTGTCCGCCGACTCGATCAACCTCGGTGCGCACCTCTCGCGCCTCGACGGGATACTCGCCGAGCTCGAGCGCAAGTTGGCGCTCGGCATCCACACGTTCGCGCACGAAATCACCGCGGCGCGCGATCACCTGGCGAAGCTGCTGTAACGCGCCATGCGCACCGAGGCCACTCACGTCGTCTGCTGCCCGACCAGCCCGAACGACGGCAAGCGCGTTCGCGTGATCTCGGAGCACGGCTATAACCCGCACACGGATGCATACGAGCGTGGTTGGGTTGAGGTCGAGCTGGTCGATACAGGCGTCTGCGGCAGTATCGAGCGTCGATTCTTGGCCGAGGTGCAGTGATGGGACGCAAATCGGCTTTGACGCCTGAGCAGTGGGCGGAAGTCGAGCGCCGCCATCTGGTCGACGGGGAGTCGATCAATTCGTTGGCGAAGGTCTTTGGTGTCAATGAAGCGACCATCCGGAAAAAAATAAATCCGAATAAATCCGAACGGGAAAAATCCGCGAAACCCTTGCGCGAGTTGGCACAGGAGAAAGTTGAAGCGGATCGTCGCGCGAAGGATATTTCCGAACAGATCGCTGCTTTGCCGATTGCGCGCCAGACGATCGTGAATGACCTCGCGCAGAAGCTGACGAATATCAGCGGCCATTTGGCGTCGGCCGCGGAGTATGGCGCCGCGACTGCGCATCGGCTCGCGGCCATCGCGAACGAGCAGGCAGCGAAGATCGACGATGCGAATCCGCTAGCGGCGGACAGCGTCGCGGCGCTGAAGGGCATCGCGGCGCTGAACAATCTGGCGAACAACGCAAGCGAGATCGGGCTGAACCTGCTGCGCGCGAACAAGAGCGAGATCGAGAAGATCAACGCGGGTGATGGCGGCAAGATCGGTTCGATCGTGCGGCGCATTGTGGATGCGAAGGCATGATCGAGCTCACGATCGAGACGCCGCGGGTTTTCCTCCCGCTGCTTGAGCCTGCGCGCTACAAGGGCGCGCACGGCGGTCGCGGCTCGGGCAAATCGCATTTCTTCGGCGAGATGCTGATCGAGCGCTCGATCATGGCGAAGACGGACGCCGTCTGCGTGCGTGAGGTGCAGAAGTCGCTTAAGCATTCGGTGAAGAAGCTGCTCGAGAACAAAATCGAGGCGTTGAATGCTGGCGCGTATTTCGAGGTGCTCGACTCGCAGATCAATGCGGTGAACGGCGGCCTGATCATGTTCCAAGGCATGCAGAACCACACGGCCGACTCGATCAAGTCGCTCGAGGGGTTCGATATCGCATGGATCGAGGAAGCGCAATCGCTCAGCCAGCGTTCGCTGGATCTGCTGCGTCCGACGATCCGTAAGCCGGGCTCGGAGCTCTGGTTCAGTTGGAACCCGGACGAGGAAACCGATCCAGTCGACGTGCTGTTGCGCGGCCCGGAACTGCCCCCCGACGCGTGCGTGATCGAGGTGAATTTCTCGGACAACCCGTGGTTCCCGGACGAGTTGCGCGCCGAGATGGAGTATGACAAGCGCCGCGACCCGGACAAATACGCCCACATCTGGCTCGGTGCATACCGGCAGAACAGTGAAGCGCGCGTGTTCAAGAACTGGCGCGTCGAGGAATTCGAGCGGCCCGAAGGCACGATCTTCCGCTTGGGCGCCGACTGGGGCTTCGCATCCGATCCGTCGGTGTTGATCCGCTGCGATATTGACGGCAACCGCCTCTATGTCGACCACGAGGCGTACATGGTCGGTTGCGAGATCGTGAACCTGCCCGAGCTATTCATGGGTGTTCCGGACGCCGAGAAGTGGCCGATCACGGCGGACTCCGCGCGGCCCGAGACGATCAGCCACATGCAAAAGCACGGCTTCCCGAAGATCCGCGCGGCGATCAAGGGTGCGAAGTCGCTTGAGGAAGGCGTCGAGTTCCTGAAGTCGTTCGACATCGTTGTGCACCCGCGCTGCAAGCACTTGATCGACGAGCTGACGCTCTACAAGTACAAGGAAGACCCGCTCACGGGCGCGGTTCTGCCGATCTTGGAAGACAAGGACAACCACGTCATCGACGCGCTGCGCTATGCCTGTGAGGGCGCTCGACGCGCGGCGAAGCCCGCGAAACCGAAACAACCTGTGGTGCGCCGGACCGTCATGGGCGGCGGCGCCTGGATGGGGTGATCTGAGCAATGGCCCGCAAACCGCAAGAAGATCCGAGCACGAAGATCGTCGCCGAGGCGAAGGAACGCTTCGAGCGCTGCGAGGAATTCGAATCCGATTTCCGCAAGCTCTTTGTCGAGGATCTGCGCTTTGCGAACGGTGATGCTGACAACGGCTGGCAGTGGCCCGATCAGATCCGCACCACGCGCGACGGCGATGCGCGGCCGTGCCTGACGATCAACAAGGTCCGGCAGCACAACCTGCAGATCATCAACGATGCGAAGCAGAATAAGCCGAGCGTGAAGACGCTGCCGGTCGACGGGCAGGCGGATATCGAAATTGCGAAGATCCTCGATGGGATCGTGCGGCACATCGAGTACAACTCGCACGCCGAGATCGTCTACGATACCGCGACCGAGTTCGCTGTTCAGGGCGGTCTTGGCTACTGGCGCATCGTCTGCGAATACGCGCACGACGGCTCGTTCGATCAGGAGATCTTCCTGCGCCGCGTGAAGGATCCGCTGACGATCTATCTCGATCCTGATATCGAGTCGGCTGATGGCTCGGATGCGAAGTTCGCATTCGTATTCGAGGAGATGTCGAAAGCTGAGTACGAGGCGAAGTATCCGGGCGAGGAGGCGCGCAGTGTCGTGTTTGGCGACGACTCGCAAAGCGACGGCTGGATCAGCAAGAACAAGATCCGCGTGTGCGAGTATTTCCGCAAGACGACGAAGCTCGACAAGCTGGTGAATCACCCGGTGCTCGGCCCGGTGCGGCTGTCATCGATCGAGGATCCGCAAGAGCGTAAGGTCATCGAGAATGATCCGTCTGTGCAGAAACGCGAGATCAGCGAGCCGCAAATCACGTGGTACCTGATCGCGGGCGACAAGGTCATCGACGAGAAGCCTTGGGCCGGCCGCTATATCCCGATCGTGCGCGTGGTCGGCGAAGAGATCGTGATCAATGGCAAGGTCGAGCGCAAAGGCCACACGCGCAACCTGAAAGACGCGCAGCGCATGTACAACTACATGTCGTCGGCGAACGTCGAGTACATCGCGCTGCAGACGAAGACGCCCTACGTTGGGCCGCAGGAGGCGTTCGAAGGTCACGAGGACAAGTGGGCGAACGCGAACAAGGACAACCTCCCGTTCCTGCCGTACAACGCGTTCGACGACCAGGGCAATGCGCTGGAGCGCCCGCAGCGCGAACAGCCTCCTGTGGGCGCGAATGCGTATCTATCGGGCATGACGACCGCGCAGCAAGAACTGATGATGTCGTCGGGCCAGTATCAGGAGAATTTCGGTCAGCAATCGAACGCGCAGGCCGGGGTGGCAATTCAGGCGCGGCAACGGCAGGGCGATCGCGCGACCTATCACTTCATCGACAACGTGGCGCGCGCGATCCGCTACACGGGCCGCGTGCTGATCGACCTGATTCCGAAGATCTACGACACGAAGCGTGTCGTGCGCATCGTCGGGGAAGACGGCACCGAAACGTTCGCTCAGATCGACCCGAAGCAACAGCAGCCGATGCAGCAGGTTCCGCACCCATCGATCGCCGACGAGGTGCAGCTCATCTTCAATCCCGGCATCGGGCGCTACGACGTGACCGTCGAGGTTGGCCCGAACTACGAGACGCGTCGTCAGGAGGCGTTCAACGCGCTGACGCAGATCATGTCGCAGGACCAGGAACTGATGAAGGTGGCGGGCGACCTGCTGTTCAAGGCCGCAGACTTTCCGATGGCCGACGAGGTCGCGGAACGCCTGCACCGCACGATCCCGCCGCAGATCCTCGGCGAAGGCCCGACGCCGGATGAGCAGGACATGCAGCAGAAGATGCAGCAGATGGGGCAGATGATCGAGCACCTCGCCGGCGCGCTTCAGCAGGCGCAGCAGGGCCGCGAGCAGCAGGACACGAACATCAAGGCGTACGACGCCGAGACGAAGCGCCTCGCGGCGCTCGGTCAGCCGCTCGATCCCGAGCTCGTCGCGCACGTCGCGACACAGGTGGTGATGCAGATGGTGCAGACCGGCGCGCCCGAGGGTGCGCCGCCAGCGCCACCCGATCCGATGCAACAGCAGCAACCCCAGAACCCGCCGAGTGCGGGTTTTTCTTTGCCCGCACCCCAAGGACAGTGACATGAGCTATCCCGGCATTCTTCAGGATCTCGGATCGACGCAGCCGATCCAGGGCATCTATCGCATCGTGCAGACGTTGACACCGGCGCAGGTGGCCGCGAACACGAGCGCTGAGCAGACCTTCATCGTGCCCGGCCTGCAAGTCGGTGACTCGGTCGACATCAACAAGGCATCGCACCAGGTCGGCCTATTCATCGGCAACGTGCGCGTGTCTGCGAAGGACACGCTCGCGATCCAGTACGTGAATCAGACGGGCGCGCCGATCACGCCGACGGCCGAGCAATACATCATCGGCGGTCAGCGCTAAGCCGCCCCCTCAAACCTCTTTTCCCGAAGGCCCGCATCCGAATGGAGCGGGCCTTTTTCGCTTCCGTACCGGCGCGGCATCACCGGGCTCAATCCTTGGATACGTCCATGCAAACCACCGAGAACGCAGTACCGGCAGCAGAGACCACCGTACAGCCGACGACGGGCACGACCCCGGCACCGGCGCAACAGCCCGCAGAAACGAGCACGGCACCGGGCACCGAGCAACCCGCAGCAGCACAGCCGACTACGTCGCAGCAGGAAAAGCCCAAGAACGACTGGGTGCAACGGCGTATCGACCAGCTGACGCGGGAGAAGCATGAGGAAAAGCGGCTGCGTGAGGCCGCCGAGGCGCGCATTCGCGAGCTGCAGCCGACGACCGAGGTCACCACGGCGCAACCGATGACTGCCGAGCAGGTGCGCGCGGAAGCAGCGCGGCTGATCGCGCAGGAAAAGTTCGACGCCGCGTGCAACACGGTGTTCGACGCCGGCAAAGCCGAGTTTCCGGACTGGGACGCATCGCTGCGTACCTTCCAGATGCTCGGCGGTGCTCCGCAGGAATTCCTCGAGGCGGTCACGTCGATGGATGCGGGTCACAAGGTGCTCCATCACCTCGGCCAGAACCCCGAAGAAGCCGAACGCCTGCTGTCCCTTCCTCCGCTTCGCATGGCGCTTGAGCTCGCCCGTCTGGAATCGACGGTCGGCCAAGCGAAACCCGCTCCCGTATCTCAGGCGCCGGCCCCGATCACTCCGGTCGGTGGCAAATCCGCGCCCGTCGAACCGCAGGAATTTGCGTCGACGGCGGATTACATCGCCTGGCGAAAACGCAACCGTTCATGAGGCCATAAATGCCGAATACGCTTCTTACCCCCGTCAAGATTCTCGACGAATCGCTGATGATTCTCGAGAACAACCTGTCGTTCACCGCACGCTCGAACCGCGACTACTCCGACGAGTTCGCGATCAGCGGCGCGAAGATCGGCGCTACCGTCAACGCCCGCAAGCCGAACCGATTCGTCGGTACGACCGGCGCCGCGCTGAACATCGAGAACGTGAACGAAACGTCGGTGCCGATCACGCTGACGACGCAGTTCCACGTCGACTTCACGTTCAGCTCGCAGGAACTGACGCTGATCGTCGACGAGTTCGCGGACCGGTACCTGCGTCCGGCGATGGCGACGATCGCGAACAAGATCGACTTCGACGGCCTCGGGCTGGCCGCGAACGTCGCGAACAACGTCGGCACCGTCGGCACGACGCCGAACGACATCAAGGTGCTGCTCGACGCGGGCGTGAAGCTCGATAACGAGGCGACGCCGCGCGACGGTCGCCGCACCGCCGTGTGGGATCCCGCGACCAATGGTTCGATGGTCAAGTCGGCGGCAGGCCTGTTCAATCCGTCCGCGAAGATCGGCGAGCAGTACGAGTCGGGCATCTTCTCGCCGTCGGGCCTCGGCTTCGACATCGGCATGGATCAGAACGTGAACACGTTCACGACCGGCACGCGCACCAACGGCACGGTGTCGGGCGCGGGTCAGACCGGCTCGTCGCTGCTCGTTACGGGCCTCGGCGCGGGCGGCACGGTCAAGAAGGGTGACACCTTCACGATCGCAGGCGTGTTCGGCGTGAACCCGCAGAACCGCCAGTCGACCGGCGTGCTGCGCCAGTTCACGGTACTCGCCGATGCGACGGCCGACGGCTCGGGCAATGCGACGCTGTCGATCTTCCCGGCCATCAACACTGCCGCTTCGAACCAGCAATACCAGACGGTCTCGGCCGGCCCGGCGAACGCTGCCGCGGTCACGTGGGACATCGCCGCGTCGACGCAGTACGTCGCGAACGTCGCGTATCACCGCGACGCGTTCACGCTGGCGACGGCCGACCTCGAAGACGTCAGCAAGTACGGCGCATGGGGTGCGCGGCGCGTGCACAAGGGCATTTCGATGCGTATCGCGCGGCAATACGCGATCGGCACCGACACCGTCCCGTGCCGGATCGACGTGCTGTACGGGTGGGCATCGATCTACCCGGAACTCGCCTGCCGCATCGTCCGCTGATGAGCGTCCTGCTTCAACAATCGACCCCCGCTTCGGCGGGGGTTTTTGCTTCTGGAGGCACCGTGTTCCAGGAATTTCCGATGTGGGCCACCGGCCCGAACGGCGAGTCGAAGCTCGTCGAGACGCAGAAAGCGTTCGATGCGCTCGGCGCGGGCTGGAAGAAGCCGGCGCGCGCCGATGCGGTACCGCGCGAACAGCATCCCGATTTCGTCGAGTACCCGAAGTGGGTCGGTAACGTCATCGTGCAGAACGCGGAGGAAGAGGCGGCGCTGCTCGGCTCCGACAACGCTGACGAGCGCGCGGCGCTGATCCAGATCGCAGCGGAGAAGGGCGTGAAGATCGACAAGCGCTGGTCCGACGACAAGATCCGCGCGACGCTGGAGGCAGCGTGACGACGCTTCTGGATCTCGGCACGCTGTCCCTGAAGGATATCGGCGCGCTCGGGATCGGCCAGTCGATCAGCCCTGACGACACCGCGGACATGCTCGCCACGGCGAACATGATGCTCGGCGAGTGGCAGGGCGAGCGCCTGAGTGTCTATCACCTTGTCGAGACGGTGATCCAGTCGACCGGCGCGCAGTCGTACACGGTCGGGCCGGGCGGCAACTTCAACACGCCGGCGTGGCCGTTCAAGATCAACGCGGCCTATGCGCGACTGAACGCGGGAAGTCCGAACCCGATCGACTACCCGGTGAAGATCATCGGCGCTCGCGAGGACTATGCGCGCATCGCGCTCAAGTCGCTGGTGTCATTCCCGAGCTACGCGTTCTACGACTCGACGTTCCCACTCGGCAACCTGTTCATGTTCCCGGTGCCGAACAGCAGCTTCGAGCTGCACATCGTGACGCTCGAGGCGCTCCCGCAGTTCGTCACGCCGGCCGACGATATCAACCTGCCGCCGGAGTACATGGCCGCGATCCGCTACAACCTCGCGATCTGGCTGTGCGGCTCGTATCAGCTCGATCCGCCGCGGATGGTCGAGAAGCTCGCCGGCAGCACGAAGCGCGTCATCAAGCGCATGAACCTGCAGATCCAGTCGATGAGCATGCCGCGCGGGCTCGCAACGAAGCAGCGCTACAACATCTATTCGGATCGCCCGTACTGATGCGCGTCCCACTTACCCTCGGCGCATACGCCGCGAAGAGCCTGATCGCGGAGGCGCAGCGCTGCGTCAACCTGTACGGCGAGCAGAACCCGCAGGACGCGCCCGCGCCGTTCACGTACTATCCGACGCCGGGCCTCACGCTCGTATCGACGCCGCCGATCGCGGCCGAGTCGCGCGGCATCTATACCGCGTCGAACGGCGCGCGCTACGAGGTCGTCGGCCCGAATGTCTACGCGGTCGACACGCTCAACAATTACACGCGGCTCGGCGCGCTGTCGTCGACGGGCGGCCCTGTCTCGATGGTCGATAACGGGACGTCGGTATTCATCGTCGACGGCACGCCGATCGGTTTCACGATCGCTCTCGCGAGCAACGTCCTGACGCAGTGCACCGACCCGGCGTTCTACGGTGCCGACAAGGTCGATTTCGTCGACGGCTACTTCGTGTTCAACAGGCCCGGCACGCCGCAGTTCTACATTTCGAAGTACCTCGACGTCACGTTCGATTCGCTCGACATCGCGTCGAAGTCGACCTACTCGGACAACCTCGTGACGCATGCCGTCATGCACCGCGAGATCTGGCTGTTCGGCGCGCTGACGACCGAGGTCTGGTTCAATACGGGCGCATCCGACTTCACGTTCGGCCGCATGCCCGGGGTCTTCATCGAGCACGGTTGCGCGGCGAAGCACTCGGTCGCGAAGATCGACCTCGCACTTTTCTGGCTTGGGCGCGATCTGCAGGGGCAGGGCGTTGTGTTCGCCGGCCGCAACTATCAGGCCGAGCGCATCTCGACGCACGCGCTCGAGCAGGAATTCAGCACATACAGCCGGATCGACGATGCGATCGGCTTCTCGTACCTGCAGGGCGGCCACGCGTTCTACGTGCTCACGTTCCCGACCGCGAATCGAACGTGGTGCTTCGATGTGGCGACGGGCCAATGGCACCAGCGCGCGTATCTGGAGGCTGATGGCTCGCTGAGCCGCCACCGGATGAACTGCCATTCGTTCAACGCGGGCCGCAACCTGGTCGGCGACTGGCAAACGGGCGCGATCTATGCGCTCGATCCGAACGCCTATACGGACAACGGCAAACCGATCCAGCGCATCCGGTCGTTCCCGCACATCCTTGGCGCCGACGGCAACCGCGTGCTGTTCCGGCAGTTCATCGCCGACATGGAAGTGGGCGCAGGGATGCCCGACGATGCGACCGATCCGCTCGTGAGCCTGCGCTGGAGCAACGATCGCGGCGCGACGTGGGGGAACCCGATCACAGCGACGATGGGCCGGCGTGGCGAGTTCCTCACGTCGATCCAGTTTCAGCGGCTCGGCTACGCGCGCGATCGTGTGTTCGAGCTGTCGTGGTCGGAGCCCATTCGCACCGCGCTGAACGGTGCATGGGTGGATGTTTCGAGGGCGCGCACATGAATTTGAGCGCAAATTTCCCGGCCGGCGCGCCGCTCGATCCGCAGGGACGCCTCACGCCCGAATGGCGCATGTTTTTCCTCGCGCTGTTCAATCGCGGCGGCGGCAGCTCGGGCGTCGACGTCGCGGCGCTGCAGAACCTTGTCAACGCGCAAGGCGCCGAGATCGCCGAACTCTTCCTGCTCGAGAACAGCAATGCGACGGTCGCGCTGCTCGGCGTACTGATGGCGCGTGTCGCCGTGCTCGAGCAGGCGCTGCAGAGCGTCGTGCCGGTATCGCCGCAGGCAGCGGTCGCGCTGCCTGAACCGGTCACGGTCGCCGCGCGCGCCGCAGCACAACTCCCCGAACCCGTTCCGGTCGCGCCGCGCGCGCCGGACGACGTCCGCAAACTCATCGAGGCAACAGCATGAGCGTGAACTGGAAAACCCTCTATCAGGGCGTGCTCGCCGGCGCGGCCGCCGCAGTCTACTCGCCCGGCGCTGCGCTGCAAGGCGCGGCGCACAGCGTGAACCTCTGGAACCCGACGGCGGCCGCCGTGACTGTGAATTTCTACCTCGTCCCGAACGGGGGCACTGCGGCCGATGCGACGCGCATCCATCAGGTGTCGGTCGCGGCCGGCAAATCGATCATGGTGCCGGAAGTCATCAACACGAAGATCGTGAACCCGTCGGCGCTCTATGCCGACGGCAACGGCGTGACGCTGACGATCACCGGGGCGGAGGCGACTGCATCGTGAGGAACTTCCAGAAACTGACTGAGGGCATCAACGTCGTGCCATTGTTGAACGCGATCTACCGGAAGCCCGATCTCTGGAAGGCCGACGACTTCCTGCGCAAGTTCCCGCAGGGGCCGTTCGGCGAGACCGATACGATCTATCTGCGCTTTCAGAATCACGTGCAGGTCGAGTCGGATGAAGAGCTCGAGCTGTACAAGCAGAACAAGCTCGCCGGCCACGACCTGCACGAGTGCCCGTGGCGCCCGGAGATCGACGCTCTGCCCGAGGCGCGCAATCATATCATGGCGTTGATGACGACGCTCGGCGCGACGCGGCTGGGCCGCTGCATGCTCAACCGCGTGAAGGCCGGCGGCCGCATCTTCCCGCACGCCGATTCCGAATGGCACGCCTCGTACTGGGATCGCTATCACCTCGTGCTGCAGTCGGAGCCGGGCAATATGTTCCGCTGCGGCGACGAGCAGATCTGGATGCGGCCCGGCGAGATCTGGTGGTTCCAAAACGCGATCGAGCACGAGGTGCTGAACAACAGCGCTGACGATCGCATTCACCTCGTTATGGATCTGAGGTTCGCATGATCACCTTCGCGATCGAACGATTCTCGGACGTCTACGGCGAGCTGCTGCCGCTGCTGCACGCGCATTACGGCGAGATCTCGCTGCATCAGGCCCGAGGCATTGCGCTCGAGCCGCAGGTCGAGGTTTATCGCGCGCGCGAGGCGGACGGCTCGCTGATGATGGTGATCGGCCGCGAAGCTGGCGAGATCGTTTGCTACTTCGTCTGCTTCATCGCGCCCGGGCTGCACTATCGCTCGTGCCTGACCTGCTCGCCGGATATCTTCTTCGTGCGCGAGGACAAGCGAACCGGCATGACCGGCGCGCGCATGTTCCGCTTCGTCGAGAAAGAGCTGAAGCGCCGCGGCGTGAAGCTCTGGTTCGTTGGCAGCAAGAACGCGCATGATGCGACGGCACTGTTCCGGTTCCTCGGTTTCGAGCCGGTCGAGACCACGTATTCGAAGTGGCTGGAGGACTGATATGGTCGCAGCAGCAATCGGTGTAAGCGCCGCCGCAGGCCTGGCCGGCTCCGCAATCAGCGCGAACGCTGCGGGCGACGCTGCGCAGACGCAAGCGGATGCAGCGAACAATTCCGCCGCGCTGCAAAACGCTCAGTGGCAGCAGACGCAAAAGAACCTCAAGCCATACATGGACTTGGGGCAGAGCGCGATCAATCCGCTGCTCTCTGCGATGGGTTACAACGTCAAGAAGAACACCGACGGGACGTATTCGTTCGGCTCGACAGATCCGAACAACCCGCTCCAGCAGCGGTTCAGCTACGCAGACTTCCAGGCGCCGACCGCGGCGCAAGCGCAAGCGACGCCGGGGTATCAGTTCACGCTCACGCAGGGATTGAAGTCCGTGCAGAACAGTGCGGCCGCGCGCGGGCTCGGCACTTCCGGCGCCGCGCTGAAAGGTGCCGCGAACTATGCGACGGGCCTTGCCGACTCGACGTACAACGACGTGTTCAATCGCGCGCTGAGCACGTACAACGCGAACTTTGGAAAGGCGCAGACCACTTTCCAGACGAACTACAACAGCGCGGCGAACAACGTGAACCGTCTCACGAATCTCGTGGGGAGCGGGCAGAACGCAGCAGCGACGAACGGCTCGCTCGGCGCGACCGCCGCGGCGAACATCGGCAACACGCTGACGAGCGGTGCGAACGCGCAAGCATCCGGTGTCGTGGGGACCGCGAATGCGATTTCGAGCGGCCTGAATAGCTTGGGGAGCGCGGGCATGACTTACGGGCTGCTGAACAACAATGCGCTCGCCAGCGCGACTGCCGCGAATCCGTCGTACGGCACGACGGCAGCAGGAAACCCGATCCTTTTCACGGTCTGATCATGGCTCTCGATACCTCGATCCCCCTCCAGGCGAAGGCGCCCGAATTCAACCCGCTGCAGCAGGCACTGCAGGTCGCGCAGTTCCGCTACATGAACGCGAACGGGCAAGCACTCCAGCAGCAGCTCGATGCCAATCGTGCCGTTTCGGCGGCCTATCAGCAGGCAACCGACCCGACGACCGGGAAGGTCGACAACAACAAGCTGATGGGCATCATCAGCCAGGACCCGCGCGCGGCCTACAACATGAGCCAGATCGCGCAAGGCATCAACACCCAGCAACAGCAGCAGATCGGCATCGACACGGCGAAGCTCGATCAATCGATCAAGGCGCAAACCGGCCTCCGACAGGGGCTCGGCAGTCTGCTGACGAAGCCTGATCTGTCGCCGCAGGATGTGATGGGTTTCGCGACGACGCAGCTGCAAGCCGGTGCGATCACGCCGCAGGTGTTCCAGGCCGAAATGCAGTCGATGCCGCAGGATCCACAGGCACTTCGCGGCTGGGTACAGCAGCACTACATGTCGGCGCTGAACGGCGAGACGCAATTGAACGCGATGATGCCGCGGTATGCGCAGGTCAACACCGGGCCCGCGACCGTCGCGGTCAATCAGAACCCGCTCGCGGCCGGCGGCGGCGTCGGCACGGTCGGCTATACGGTCCAGAACGGCCTGTCGCCAAGCGACGCGCAGTCGCCAGGCATCACGGTGAATCAGAACGGGCAACCCGTCACGTACACGAAAGGCCAGATGCAGGCTGGCGCGGCGCCGCAGCAACCAGGCGGCGGCTACGCGACGTCGCCGCCGCTCGGCGCGTCCGACGTCGCCAGCGGCGCGGCCACGCGCTACAACACGCTGCAGACAGCCGCGGCGCAGGCCAAGCCAATGATGCAGACCTACGACCTCGCGAATCAGGCGGTGCAGGGCGCGATTACGGCGGGCAAGGGATCGGGTCCAATCGCCTCTGCCGGTGGCGTCGTGCAAACGATCCTCGGCGCGCTCGGCCAGAAATCGACGGGCGACTCGGTCAAGGATTACCAGCTCGCGGTGAATTACCTGAACAGTGCAGCTGACCAGGCTGCGTCGTCGCTCGGCCTATCGGGGAGCGATTCGCGCCTCGCTGCGGCGAAGGCAGGTCAACCCGATCCGAACAACATGAACCTGCCGGCTCTCCAGGAATCGATTGCGCACGCTAAGGGGCTGCAGCAGGCGCTGCTCGATCGGCAGCAGGCTGCGACCAACTTCCTCGCGCAGAACGGCAACAACACGAGCCAGCTGCCGCAGTTCGAGGCGAAGTGGAACCAGGCATTCAATCCTGACGTGTCATACATCCGCTCGCTGGCCGATCCGGCGCAGCAGCAGGCCGCGATGCAGCAGTTGAAGGCGCAGGGCAAGCTGCAGGGCTGGGTGAAGGACTATCAGGCCATGAAGGCGCTTGGGGCATTCTGATGGCGGACGTCCAACGATTCATCCAGCAATACGGGCCGGTTGCGGCCGCTGTCAGCCAGCGCATCGGCGTCGCGCCGGACGTGCTTCTCGGTCAGTGGGGACTCGAAACTGGATGGGGCAAGTCGATCATCCCTGGCACGAACAACCTCGGCAATATCAAGGGGCCGGGCATCGCTGCGACCGACAACCAGACCGGTACGAGCGATCAATATCGCGCGTACCCTTCGGCGGCTGCCTTCGGCGACGACTTCGCCAACCTTATCGCGAACAATTACCGCAGTGCGGTCGGAGCCGGCGCGAACGCGACCGCATACGGGAGCGCGCTGAGGGCCGGGGGTTATGCGCAAGATCCGAAGTATGCGGGCAAGCTGGCCGGTGCGGTAGACATGGTGCGCAAGTTCGGAGACGTGGTCACATCGGCGCTTTCAGGTAGCGCGAACGCGGCCGAGCTCGCGCCCGCACAGATGAGCGGCGCGCCGGTGATTTCGGCGACCGGCCAGAGGTTGAACGGCCCGCAAGCCGCGACGCCGTCGACGGCCGCCGCGGGCACGCCGGCGGCGTCGACCGGTGACCCTCTTCTTGACATGGCGCATGGCGTGATGGGCGCCGCCGCGGCGGCGCCGGCGCCGGCCGCCGGCGGTGCGCCGACGGCGCAGCCGGCGCAAACCGCCGATGATCCCCTGCTGTCGATGGCAAACAGCGTGATGACGGCGAAGGATCAGCCCGCGAAGCCAGCGCCGGAGGCACCTGCGCAACCGCAGAATGGCACTTCATGGCCCGGCGGCGAAGTCGGTCGGCAGATCGGCCTGACGGCGCGCGCGGCGGGGCACGGAATCGCTGATACGGTCGATCTCGTAGGCGCGCCGCTGAACGCGACGATCAACACGGTGTTTGGCGCGCATCTGCACAATCCGGGCGACACGATCCGCGCGGGTGTCGACGCGGTGACGCCTGCGCCGCAAAATGCGCTCGAGCGAGCGGTCAATGCCGGCGCGAGCGGAATGGCGGCGGCGGCGGCGGGGGCTGGCGCGGCCGGAACGGCCTCGAAGATGGCAGCGAATCCGCTGATCCAGACGATCGGGGCCGAGCTCGCGGCGAATCCCGGTACGCAGATCGCGAGTGGTGCGGGCGCTGGAGCGGCCTCGCAAGGTGCACAGGATGCCGGTGCAAATCCCTACGTTCAACTGGCAGCCGGGCTCGCAGGCGGCGTTGCCGGCGGCGCGGCAGGGATCGGCATCAATGCCGCGGCCAATCGCCTCTCGCGGTCTCTTGGGCCGGCTGTCGCGCCATCTGGAGCGGCAGAAAATGGGTCAGCTGCTTTCGGGCCGGGCAACGCTCCTACCGGCGTCGCTCCAGCGTCCGTAGGTGGTCGCGGCAGTATGGGGGCGGCAGGGACCAGCTTCGCGAATCAGGCGCGCGCGGAAGGTGTGCCCGAGTCTCTCGTCCAGAAGATTGCAGCGCAAGAAAAGGCAGGAACCCTGAATGCGACCGCCGCAGAGCGCCACATCGAAGCGGGCTCGCTGCCGGTGCCGGTTGAGCTTACGGCGGGGCAAGCGACAGGCGATGTCAATCTGCTGTCGCACGAGCAGAATATTCGCGGCAAAGCGCCGGACCTAGCAGAGCGCTTTAATGCGCAGAATGGGCAGCTCGCGGCGAACTTCGACGCTATCCGAGATCGCGTCGCGCCCGATGTGAATGTGCCGTCTGGAACGCCTATCGGGCAGGCCATCGTGGATGCATACAAGCAGGCCGATGCCCCGATTCAAGAGCAGATCGCTCGCGCGTATGAGGGAGCACGCAATGCGGACGGAACACCGGCACTCGTAGATTCTGCAGCTGCAATGCGAGATTTCGAATCGAAGATCGGGCCGACGCGGTTTCGCGCGTTGCCGTCGCGCGTGCAGCAAATTTTCTCGGATGCGAAGAACAATGTCGTAGCGCTTCCCGAGGCATTCGATCGCTCTGGTGGTGCCGTTCGACCGTTGACCGCTCGTGACCTTATGGACATTGACCAGACGTTGTCGGGTGCAATCGGCGAAACGAAAAACGCCAGTGTCCAGCACGATATCGGGTTGCTGCGACAAGCTATTCTCGATGCCCCCATCAGCCCGGCGGCTGGGCCTGAAGCGATGGCTGCATTCAAATCGGCGCAGGCGCAGGCGCGCACGCGCTTTCAGGCCATGGCCGCAGACCCCGCGTACAAGGCCGCAGTGAATGACGGAGTCGGCGTCGGCGAACCATCCCCGCTGGCAGACGCCTTCATTCAGAAGTACGTCGCGGGAGGTAAAACGGCGAACGTGCAGAACATGCTGCAGAACCTTTCCGGCGATCCGTTGAATCAGCAATATATCGCTGCGGGGCTGATGGACCACATAAAGAGTCAGGCCGGCATCGATCTTCGGACCGGAACTGGGAATGTGAGTCAGGCCGCCTTGAATAAGACCATTCAGAATCTCGGTCAGAAAAGCGATCTGGTGTTCGGCGCCGACGGTGCGCAGACACTCGACAGGCTTGGAAACGTCGCGCGTTACACGCAGGAGCAGCCACGGGGCAGCTACGTGAACAACAGCAATACTTTCGTGGCGGGCGCAGCCAATGCTGCGAAATCAGCGATGGAAGGCGCAGCTAACGTAGCAGCGCATGGTATTCCGGTTGGTACATGGGCGCGCCAAGCGTTCGCGAAAAGGGCGCTCGGGAAAGAGGCGGCCCAATCGTTGGAGCTCGGCGCTGGGCTGAATAAGCTCCGGTCAATTTCCAAGAAATAGGGGAAGTTCGCCTCACCCCGATTCGCGATTCGCACGCGTTTATTTCGATTATTGGCCACCCATTGCGGTGGCCTTTTTGCTTCGAGGTAGAAATGGCCTCCATCCTTCCGAATGGGAAGACTCAGTTCGTTGATCAAAACGGCAAGCCGCTTGCGGGCGGTGCTGTCACATTCTATGCCCCGGGCACGACGACGAAGCAGGACACGTGGCAGGACCAGGCACAGACACAGGTCAACACGAACCCGGTCGTGCTCGATTCGCGCGGGCAGGCTTCGATCTGGGGAAGTGGCTCGTATCGGCAGGTCGTCACTGATAGATTGGGCGTAGTGGTGTGGGATCAGGTTGTCGCCGATCCGGTTGGTTCGTCGGTCAATGCGATTTCTACGCAGCCGTTGTTTCAGCAGAGCGGCGCAGGTGTTGTGCCGCGCACGTTCCAGAACAAGGAACGTGACATCGTCCATGCGAATGATTTCACCGGCGTCGATTCGACTGGTGTGAACGACAGCACGAGCGGTTTGCAGGCGTTCATCGACTTCTGTCGAATAAACCGCCGGCGCGGCCGGATCGGCGCCGGCACATTCAAGCTCACCGGGTCGCTGAATATCCCTGCATCACAGAACTGGGGCATCAGTGGAGAGGCATATGGCGGTACGCAGCTGATCCAGTATGCGGACAACACGCCTATCTTCTTGTTCGGCTCCGACAACTCAAGCACTGCCTCTTTCAACGTCGATCTGCAGGATTTGCAGTTCGGCTACGCGAATAACCAGGACTCCACGAAACCACTCGGTTGTCCGATCTATTTCAATACGATGTGGTTTCACGTAGGGCTGCAACGCTTGGTGTTCAACGGCGGCTGGTATGGGATCAAGGTCAAATCGGGTGCAGGTGGGCCTTGGGGCTGCAAGTGGAACGACCTGATCTTCGGTGGGACACTGCAGGGCGGTGCGATGGACTGGACGGGAGCCGTCAACGGCGTTCCGAATAACGAGTGGGGCCGCATGACGTTCAACTGCGGAAGCATGGTCGGGCCGGTCCTCAACAATATCCGTGGATACAACTTCAAAATCGGTTGCCTGGAGTTCTTGAGCGCAAACTTGGGTCCCCAGCTCTTTTCGCTAGCGGCTGGTGCCGCAGTCGATATCGATTCGATGAAGCTGGAAGTCTGCACCTATACGGGAAACCAGTCGCTATTCAATTTTCAAAATGCATCCCGAGTCAGACTTGGTTCATTCGCCTTGGTGGGAAACCCTACGGTAATCGCTCCCGCCGCTGGAACATCGGTGGCAATTTTCGGTACGGGCTCCGGCGGATCGACGGGATCGCTGGATGTCGATCTTCTCGTGACCAGTGTGTCCACGTTCAGTGGGAATGTCTATCTGGTTGGTGGTGGCGGAGGCCCGATGCGCATCAAGCGTATTCAGCTCGACGCGAATCCGTGGCAAGGTAATACCCCCGTTCAGTAGGCGGGATCAGAAGTAGAATTTCCAGCAAAGGGAGTTCTACGCGATGAAGAAGTCGAAGTTCACGGATAGCCAGATCATGGAAGCGCTCAAGCGCGCGGAAGCTGGGGTGGCGGTGCCGGAGATTTGTCGGGAGCTGGGCGTTAGCACGGCGACCTTCTACAACTGGCGCAGCAAGTACGGCGGGATGGACGTGTCGCTGATGGCCAAGATGAAGGAGCTGGAAGCGGAGAACGCGCGACTGCGCAAGATGTATGTCGAAGAGAAGATCAAGGCGGAGATCGTCGCGGAGGCGCTAGCAAAAAAAGACTGAGGCCATCTACCCGCCGCGAGATGGCCAGAGAAGCAGTAGCGAGCCGGGGTGTGTCGATCCGGCTTGCATGCGAGGCATTTGGCATAAGCCAAACGTGCTACCGCTATGAGCGGCAGCGCAATGCGGAGAACGAACAGATTGCCGATTGGCTGCTACGGCTGACCGACAATCATCGCAACTGGGGCTTCGGGCTGTGTTTCCTGTATCTGCGCAACGTGAAGGGATTCGGCTGGAACCACAAGCGCGTGTACCGGATTTATCGAGAACTGGAGTTGAACCTGCGCATCAAGCCGCGCAAGCGGCTCGTACGGCAGGCGCCGGAGCCGCTGATCGTGCCGGCGTCGGTGAATGCGGTATGGTCGATGGATTTCATGCACGATCAGTTGAAGGACGGCCGCAGTATCCGGCTGTTCAACGTGATCGACGACTTCAACCGAGAAGCATTGGGAATCGAGATCGACTTCTCGTTGCCCTCGGCGCGCGTCATTCGGGCACTGGAGCAGATCATCGGCTGGCGAGGAAAACCGATGGCGTTACGCTGCGACAACGGTCCAGAGTATTTGAGCGATGCGATCACGCAGTGGGCCACCAGACAGGGCATTGCATTGAACTACATCCAGCCTGGCAAGCCGCAGCAGAACGCCTACGTGGAGCGATTCAACCGGACAGTACGCTATGAATGGCTATCGCAGTACTACTGGGACGACCTCGCGCACGTGCAGCACTTCGCAACCGAGTGGATGTGGCAATACAATCACGAGCGCCCTAACATGGGCCTTGGCGGCGTGACGCCGAAACAGCGGCTCATGGCCGCGGCATAGTCTCTACTTCTGACTCGCGTTAAAAGCGGGGGGATTACCGCAACTCTCCAATGCCGCATCGACAATCACTCCTGAAACACTGACTGTTGATGATTGGAACAACAGTTTCGTATCGCAAAACAAAGGTGATGCAGATTACACGGTGGCGCTCGGAGATCCGAATACGGCGAGTTTCGAGACTGCTTTCACAGCACCGAGAAACATTACCCTGCCGGGCGTTCTGAACAATTTGTTCAACGGTCTGCGATATCGCCTTCGATTCAAAGGTGCAATCAACGGCGCGAACAATGCAGTTATCAAGTGCGGTGACGGAGCTACGCTTGCGACGATCACAGCTGATTCTGTGATCGTCGAGTTCACATGGCGGCGCGCCAATAGCGCACATGCTGGCTGGGTGATGACGTCTTACAACACACTTCCTTGATAGGTGAAAGCGATGGCACTTAGCGGCAGCTACATCATTACCGACGCGTATGCAGCGGTCGTTCCGGACGGCCTTTCGATTGATGCGTCCGCCATTCCGATCGCCGCGCCGTGGACGGTGGCAATCCCGAACGCCTACGTGAATATCGAGAACGTCAGCGGTGATCAATCGCGTGCAGTTGCAACCGCAACGATTTACGCGGACTCGACGAAACAGTCCGTCGTCGATCGAAAGACGTATATGTTCGACACCGATATGAACGGTCCAAACTTCATCGCTCAGGCCTACGCGTATTTAAAGACGCTCCCGGCTTTTTCTGGCATGACTTCCGTTTAACAGACACGAAATATATCCAACGAATACGGGGGGTACATGCAAGAGCATGAAAAAACGTTTCTGGAGCTGATCATCATGGGTGCTCTCATCGGAATTGCGAAATTGCTCGTCAGCAGCGAGCAGATCACGTTTCGCGTGATCGTTGGTCGTGCGCTGCTCGGTTCGGCTACGTCGATGGTCGCTGGCGTCGCGCTGCTGCAGATTCCGAACCTCGATCCGCTCGCGCTACTCGGCATCGGGAGCGCGCTCGGCATCGTCGGATCGCAGTACATCGAAATCCTGCTGCGCCGAAAGGCGCGCGCCGTGATCGGGAGGGAGTGACGTGAGCAGCTTCGACGATGCGTTCGACGCCCTGATCGGGAACGAGGGGGGCTATTCGAACAACCCGAAGGATCCGGGCGGCGAAACGATGTGGGGCGTCACGGCGCGCGTCGCGCGCGCGGCCGGATACACCGGAGCGATGCGCGATTTGCCGCGGGAGCTTGCGAAGGCGATCGCCAAGCGCCTGTATTGGGATCCCCTGCACCTCGACCAGTTCGATCCGCGTGTCGCATTCCAGATCTTCGACGCGAACTACAACGGCGGCCATCCGGTTATCTGGATGCAGGGCGCGGCCGGCGCGCGCGTCGACGGCGTGCTCGGGCCGCAGACGATAGCCGCGGTGCGGGCGACCGATCCGCTGCGCTTCGTGCTGCGCTGGAACGCGCTGCGGCTGACCTATTTCACCTCTCTGGCGACCTGGTCGACGTTCGGCAAAGGCTGGGCGCGGCGGATCGCCGCCAACCTCACGAAAGGAGCCGCATGATGCCCCTGATCCCTATCGCGATGGCGCTCGCTCAGTTCGCGCCGATGATCGCCGGCTGGCTCGGCGGCTCGAAGGCCGAGGACGTCGCGACGAAGGTCGTCGGCGTCGCTCAGGCCGTTACCGGGCAGTCTGCGCCGGATGCCGCGCTCGCTGCGCTGCAGGCCGATCCGAACCTCGCGCTGCAGTTCCAGAAGGCCGTGCTCGATCAGCAGGCGCAGCTCGCGCAGATCTCTGCGGACGTGACGAAAGCCGAGCTGGCCGCGGACGCGGCGAACGCGGCGGCGGTCAACCAGACGATGCAGATCGAAGCACGGTCCGACCACTGGCCGACGTATTCGTGGCGCCCGTTCGTCGGCTTCTGCTTCGGCGTGCTCGCGCTGATCTCCGGGATGACGGTCGCGTGCGCGTATCTCGGCGTCATGTTCCTGCACGCAGACCCGAAGGTGCTCACGGACATTCCGGGGATGCTCGGCGCTGAAGCGGCCGTCATGGCAACGATGGCGCCGGTGCTCGGGATCGCGAGCTACTTCCGCGGGAAGATGCAGGCCAATCCGGTGGTTGCCACCGACAACCGAGGGTAACGCGATGTCCTGGACGAACCCGATCGACAGGCTCCAGATCCCGCAGGACTGGGCGAACCATGTCGTCTACGGCGGCGTGATCGGCGCGGGCCTGATGACCGCGCACGCCGCGCCCGTGCATGCGATCGCTGCGGTGCTCGCCGTCGGCGCGGCGAAGAAGGTCGTCGACTTCTTCAAGGAAGGCGAGCCGGTGTGGATGTGCGTCGGTAAGACGATCGTCGGCGCGGTGTGGCCGGCGTCGATCTGGCTGGTCGAGCTGGCCCAGTCATCGTTCCGCTAGGTCCGCCGCACCTCGTCCTGCAGAAGCCGCCGCAGCTTGTACAGCGCGACGAGGTGCGCCCCTCCCGTGTCCTCCTTCCAGACCTGCTGAACGATCTCGCGGTAGTGCTCTGCCTCGTCCAACACCCGCCGCATGCGCACGATCTCGATGATGAGCGTGCGCACTTCGTGCCCTTCGGGATACCGGCGCCAGATTTCGCGTAGCTGGCGCGCGGTGGGCGACTGGATGGAGGGGAGGGGCGGCTTCGGCAT